TGCTAGGCTGCATAAACTCATCTAATGGTTTCGTATGATTACCCATATAAAAAGGGCTAAACGTCATTGTTGATCCATTACATTGTATGTTAGGACCATATACCTGACGTGACGATGCACCATTGTTTTGAAATTGTACAGCCTGATTAGTTACATTACCAGTAGCAGCAGCTACAGGATTACTGACGTTAGTGTCTTCAGCATAAACAGGTGTAGTTATTGCGAGAAGATAGAGTAGGTATTTGTAGTAGAATCTGTTTCGATAGTTCTGTCTATTGATATTGTTTCTATTGTGCCTGCTGCTCTTTCCGTTATTGATAGATCCCACTCGGTTGAACCATCTATAATTGAAAATGTTGTGGCTTCTGCACCAATCGCACCAGTTGCTTCTATATTGGTTCCAGACCAAGTGCTTACTGCCGCTCCTAGTACGTCGTGTTCTATCGTTTCCGTTACTGTTTGTTGTGTTGTCGTTGTTGACTGCATTGACCCTGTTGTAAACTGGGGCGTAACAGTGTTTGCTCTTGCCGCTGCGGGGGACAACAGAGCTAAGAGAATTATCCATTTAGTCATGTCTTAGGTTTTGATTCTTTGTCTTTTTTACCATTACCTGTGGACAAGCCAAAGGTAGCGAGTGCTCCAGTAAATATTGAAGCTGGGAATGTAATATCCCCACCGGGACTCTTTTTAACCATGGGTAGTTCGACATAATTAAGGGTTATGATAAACCCAGACCAGATAACGACACCAAGACGAACCATCGCCCCCAGTACCACCATCTGTTCCTCATGATCGTCTATTCCTTCTTTGAGTCGTTTGAAGAGTCCCTTTTGTTCTTCCGGTTTTTTCTCCATTTAGCGATCTTATCTTGTAGGAATTTTTGTACTTTTTTACGTATCCATTCGATTAAAGGCTGTGTAACTGTTGTAGCTGCCACAGCTGTAATCGCCGTTGTAGCTGCCACTACGACAACTTCGGTTGAAGGTCGAGGTACTGGCTGTTTAATAAACGGTATTTTTAGGGTAGGTGGTTCGGGAGTTTCTTCTACAGTTTTGACTGGTTCTTCTTCCTGATCTCTTAAATCGCTAGGAGGAACTACCATAGGTTTATAGTATGGTACGTCAGCTGTAGGTATTGGTATTTCTACTGTTTCAACTTTCTGAAACTTTGGAAGCACCATTACTGGTATTTCCATTATTTAACTCCCTATCTTGTATCACAGCATTTACAGCTATGATTTTTTCTTTACACTGTTTTTGTGTATCAACAGCTTTATTGTAATTATCGACTAATTCTTTAAGGTGTTGTTTTAATTGTTCGGTGGTTGCTTTCATTAAACTGGTGGTTGTCCTGTTACGTAAGGGTTATCTCCTAATAGAGTAGTGTCCCATGCTGCCTTAAGTTCAGTTTCTGTTGAAGCTGCCCCTATAGCAGATGCTGCTGGTGCATCTCTTAATTCTTGTTTTTTAGATACTATTGTAGCTGTATCTGAGCTAGTTTCTAAAGCTTTTTGATATTCTACATCAAGAGCAGCTAGTTTTGGTGTTCTAGCCATTCTTACAACATCTTTAAATAATTCTTTAGCTTTAGTCATATCTGTTTTAATAATACTCAATCTCCTACTCCATCTGTAAGGTCTGATTCTTCTACTGTCCAAGCGTTACGAAATGCTCTATCTTTTGGAACTTCTGATCTTGGAATAATTTTGTACCCTTTACCAGTAGGTGTACGTCTTTTTGCTATCTGTTCAACTGTTTCATCCGTTAGGTCAGTAGGATGGCATATAATTATATGTCCAGCTGGGTATTCTGGTAAGTTGCTTTGATAGATAATACTATAATCTGAATTTGCCATAATTTTTTAATAACTTGATAAACATACGAATTGATAACTTTTATCACCCCAATCGTAATAAGACATATTACTGTAATAAGAAAAGCCACCTCTCATACGAACTTCGTCGACTTGTGAATCACGAATAACAGTAATAAAGTAGCAGTTATTTGAAGTTGATTGGGAAGTTAACGTAGTAGCATAGTTAGTGTTTGCAGCGTTGTTGGTAAATTCCGCTGTCATATCACCTGTACCATTGTCATTTATGTTAGCAATGTTAAAACCATCACTTAAATCGCCACTATCTCCAGCACAACCCCAAGCATGAACTGCGTTATCTCCATAATATGCCATTATGATACCTCCGTTAGATTAAATTTAAACTTTTTACCAGAACGGTTATTTTTTAAGAACAAGTCTGATTCTCCTTCTTGTATTGTCCAGTCACCCCAGCTACCATCAACATCATTAGATGACCCTTCGTTAGATAAATTAAGGTCATTGGTGTAGATGTTTCTATATCTATATGACGATGTACCTAAATCATAAGTGTTATTAGCATAAGGTTGTATGTGATAAGAAGTTATAGTACCTGACATTGTACCACCTGATTTAGCTAGATAACTACTTAACGAGCTACTTGTAATATAACCAGAACCATTTGTAAGCTGGTTTGTATTAGTAATATAATTAGCACCGTCTTGTACATTTAAGAAAGTTCTTACTGCTGCTGCGCCTGCATGTCTTATATATCCATCATTTCCTGATTCAGCACATATTTTTGAGATACTTCCAGATGTAATATCATTAGGAGATGTATTAAAATAGTTAGCAAATATATATCCACTGGCAGTTCTTGCAACAATAGTATTATTTGAAACACCGTTATTTACATGCAGACCATCACAAGTGTCAGCATCTAGTCCAGAACCGGGACCGTCATTACCAGAGTGCCAAACAGTACTTGAAGTGCCGTCATGGACAAATATTAAACCATTACCACCATTACCAATTCGTAGATATTCGCCTGTTTCTGAGTTAACAAACTGGAAAAATCCAGAAGCATCCCATTGAATATAAGCTTTGTCAGTAGTACTTTCACGAAATCTTATATAAGGGTTGCTTGAACCTTGAAGTATAATTTTTTGGTCTGTACCTGTACTAAATGTGTAAGTACTACCAGTTAAGGTATCACTTGCTGCTGATGTAACAAACTCAGAAGCCTGATAGCTGTCAAGCAAATCAGCATCGAGTCCACTGCCAGCACCATCTACACTTTTAACAGCTGTAAGTATTTCACTAGCTGATTGGTCAGCAGTAGCTCCAGATTCAATACCATCTAATTTACTACCGTCAGATGCTACGTCTCTACCGTCAACTGTTCCTGATACAGCAATATTGCCATTTACATCAAGTTTTTGACTTGCAGTTGTTTTTCCTACCCCAAAGTTTCCAGAATTAATATAACTAACTCCACCAGACTCACCGTTCATTACAAGTGTATCTGTACCACCGTCTTTTAAGGAAAGAAATCCCTCATCGCCAGAACCAATATGTCCTAGCATTGCAGAAACAGTAGTACCTTTTTTAATTGTAAGGGTTTTATTATTACCTGAGGAGTTAAGAGTTATATCATCACCAGCACTAAGTGTCCCAGTTGTGGTTATATTCTGACTTCCAAAGTCGGGAGAAATTTTAGTTCCAGCTATTGCAGCAGAGTTGCTAATATCTGCGTTGTCTATTGTTCCAGCTGGAAGGTTAGACATATCTTCTCTAAGAAGAGGTCGTCCACCAGCCTGTGAGCCGTCATGTACGACGGCTGTATCTTTAGTTGTGTCGATAGTAACTTCACCCTCGGCTCCAGTAAAGCTACTATGTTGAGAGGTTGTACCTCTTCTTAATTTTAATAATTTTGCCATTTATAAGGTTCCGAAATCGAGAGTTAAGTTTGTACCATCTACAGTACCAATGTTTGATAAGTTGTTGTTTTGACCATCTAAGTTACCGCCTAGTTGTGGTGATGTGTCAGCAACTAGATCTGTATTAATACTTGATGTACCAGCTGCTGTAAGTCTACCTTGAGCGTCTACAGTAAATGTAGCGATAGCTGAAGATGATCCATAACTACCAGCTGTAACTGAGGTGTGTGCTAAAGCATCTGCATCTACAGAGTTAGGTGCATAGTGCTCAGCATCAATGGAGTCTGCTACTATGTGTTCTGAGTTGATTGAGTCGTCAGCTATGTTATCACCATCTACACAGTCGCCAGCTAGATGTTCATGATCTATACTACCAGCAACATAGTGCTCAGAGTTAATTACATCGTCTTGTATATTATCTCCGTCAATAATGTCGTTAGCTAAATGTACGTGGTCAATAGAACCATCTACATAGTGTTCAGAGTTTATACTGTCATCAGCTAAATCAGCAATAAGAGTACCTGTTAGTGTTGCACCAGTAGAAGTTATTTCTAGCTTTGTGTTTCCACCATCTTGTAATTTAAGATTACCAACACCAGCTGAGTTGATTACAGAATCTGATGTATTATGAAATATCTGTAAATCTGAGTCAGCACCAAACTTAGCTTTTATATTATCGTTATACCTGTTGTCTCCAGTAAATATAACACCAGAGGTTGTAGCAAAGTTACCAGTAGCTGTAACACCACCTTGCCATGTAGAACCATTATAAACTCTTAGCTCGTTAGCAGATGTGTTAAAGAACAAGTCTCCTGTATCTAAGCTAGTTGTTGGGTTAGTAGATCCTATACGATATCTATTAGCAAAGGTGTTTACATCAGTGACATTAGTAGCGACTGTATTGATGTTTGTAGCGTTGGAAACAGCAGCATTAATATTTGAAGCGTTGCTAACAGCAGCATTGATATTAGAAGCGTTAGCTTGTACGGCGTTAATGTTGGTTGCATTGTTTGCTACCGCAGTAATGTTAGAGTTGTTATTAGCAACTGAAGTTACATCTGACGAAATATTAGCAACTGTAGTTATGTTAGTAGATATGTCAGCCAGTGTGTCCATATCAGATACGATAGCTGAAGTAGCTAAAGTATTTAAGTCAGCGACAACATCTGTAGTACCAAGTATCGCTAAGTCTGCAACTGCATCAGCTGTACCTAATCTACCTATTTCAGTAGCCTTACCAGCTACCGCTCCTATGTCTGTGGCATCAGCAGCGACAGCATTAATATTAGTAGCGTTCCCTGCAACAGCTGTTACATTACTATCTATATTAGCTACAGCAGTTACATCGCTAGATATACCAGCTACGGTGTTAATATTAGTTGCGTTAGAAACTGCACTATTTATATTTGATGCGTTAGATACCGCACTATTAATATTGCTTGAGTTGTTAGCTACAGCTGTGATATTAGACTCATTGTTAGCTACAGCTGTGATATTGCTTGATATATCAGCTAGTGTATCCATGTCAGACACAATGGCTGTAGTACCTAGTGTGTTCATATCAGCTACAGCATCGGCTGTACCTAGTCTTCCAATCTCTGTGGCTTTAGCAGCTACTGCTCCTATATCAGTGGCATCTGCTGCAACCGCAGTTACGTCTGATGATATATTAGCAACCGAAGTTACATCTGATGAGATATTAGCAACTGTTGTTACATTACCACTAATAGTTTGTACAGTATTTAAGTTGTTTATATTATCAGCTACAGTCTGGATTCTAGTTATATCATCCGAAACTGTTTTGATTGGGTCATCTTTTACTGTAATAGTATTACCCATGCCACTATGGGCTGTGCAATAATATGTAAAACTTGTTGGCTGTGATTCAGGTACTACAAGTTGTATTTTTGCTCCAGCTTGTCCCTGAGTGCCAGTAACAGTAACACCAGTAGTATAAGCACTACCACCGCTTGAGAAACGGAATGGGTGCGTTGCGTTTGATGCGTCACTTA